TACGTCTATCTTCTGTTTGAGAAGCTCTATAACGTACGTGTAAGAATGGTCGTCTAATATTTGTTCCTAAGATTTGATCGTAAACTGTTGAAGTTCCAGCAGGAATTAAAACACCTTCGATAGAAGATATACCTACTTGAGCACCACGTGTAGAAGCGTCATTTAAGTATTTCCAGTCAGTCTTATAAAAATCATAAGATCCTCTACGGAAACCACTGAACCCTAGATTCAATGCCATTTCTTCTGAGTTTTCGAATAATCCATAACCAGTACCACCCGCAGCTCCATAAGAGATGCTAGCAAGCATGTTATCAAATTCTAAAGAAGTTGATCTATTCAAGAAAAGCATATTTTCTTCAATAGCTCCCTGAGTATCTAAATTCTTAAGAATTTCATCAAAGTCATCTAGTCCAGTTGCACCAGCAAATCCAACCTCAACATTACCTCGAGCCTGAATAGCAGCGAATAAACCTTGAGTTCCATTGAATCCTGAAGCAGCAGCTGATCCAGCACCTGCGCCAGAGGCTAGTTCACCTTCAACACATGTCATTTCTAAATAGTCTTCAAAACGTAATCTTGTTTCAGATTCAGCTTTTAAGTACCATAAATAACCTGTAGTTCCATCTTCTGTAGCAACTTCAACCCAACCTATTTGAGCCATATCTGAACCGTTTATTGTATAAACGTTACGGATGATAACCGGTGAGTTAGCAAATTGAGTAAAAGAAGGAGTGATAGTAATTTGTGGCTGTAAAGCGTTGTTTAAAGCTAAAGCACCAGCACCTGCATTTGCAGTAGAAGATCCTTTAACAAATTCTGAACCATACACAAATATCTTAACAGTAGCTCCTAATAGAGCTGTAGTTGCAGTAAGATATGGAGCAACAGTTAAAACACCACCAGCAACACCAGTAGTAGCGGTAACGATACATTTTGCCTCGTTTCCAGCATTATCCATTGCCACTACAGTTTGACCTGGACTAATAACACACTGTACTGCTTGTCCTGCGCCTCCTAAAGGAACAGTAAAAGTATTTACACCGTTGTTAGCCACATTGTCATATGCTATGTGTAATCTGTTTTGTTCTGACCAAATAACTTGATCTGAAGTTGTTGGCATCTCTGCCCCTACCATACGTAAAAAGCCTGATAACGTTCTGTTTCCATAACGCTCTACTTCTTGTTCGTATACTTCTGGTAGATACTGTTGTGCAAAATCAAGTCCTGCACCAGTATTAAATTGTAAATAAGCTGATGCTAGTAACTGCTGTGAAGGCGCAGGTACAATAGCACCAAACTGTGGTAAAATTGCCATAATTTATTTATTAATTTTTAATTAAGTATTCTTTTTTTTATTTTTAATGACGAAGAATCTTGTCCACTTATTGCTTTTACTTTTAAACCTCCTATGAATACTTCTCCAGTGTTAGTTTTTCTAACCTCTGTACTTATATTTTTAGATTTGGCTATATTATCTTTAATCGCATCGGTTTTACCCTGTTCATAAAAATGTTGAGCCATTGCATCAGCGTTTTGAGCAGCATATAAAGCTTTATGATATTCTTTGTGTTTAGTTATTTCTCCTTCTTTGTTAAGAAACTTTCCTATAAAGTTTGAAATATCACTCTGATTATCAGCAACACTAACAGGGTCTTTAATATTATATCTAAATTTTTTATCTCCTACGTTAAAATCAAAACCTTTGAAATCATCAGTTAAAAGTTGTTTAGATTTAGTAACAAAATCCTGGTGTCTTTTTTTATATTTTTTTGAATCTTCTTGTGATCGGTTGAAAAAATCTGTAGCTTTTTGTTGATCTTGAGTTACGCCGGGTCTCAACTTGATTTCGTCGTAATATTTAACTTTAAGATTTTCTAAAAAGTTAGTAGCTTTAGCAACTTCTTCTTTGTAAGCAAGTTTTTTCTTACGAATTTCCCTTGCTTCATCTAATTCCTCATCAAATGAAAAAGAGTCTTCTATTATAAATCCTCTTTCTTCGGCATTTAAATGTGGTTTAGCTGTTTTGTAATATTCATGTAATAAAGTTTCACTATCTATATTAGTATAGTCAGCATTTAAACGGGTGTAGTCTGTTATATCTCCACCTGTTTCTTCCATGAATTTAATTAATTTATCTATATTTTCAGGGAGCTTTTGTGTTTTAACCTCCTGAGGTATTTCTTTTTGTTCTTGTGAGGAAGTGGGAGTTTCATTGCTTCCTGCCACTCCGCTCTCGTTAGTTTTACTGTCTTCATCACTTATTAATTGTAAAGGAGAATCTACCTCTTGCTCTTCAGCATCATCTTTAATGGTGGGCCGTACTTCTTCAACCACCTGTTGCACACTGCCTTTGTTTTCTTGTTCTTTGACATGCACATCGCTTGCATTTGTTTCTTGTTCTTGAACGGCATCTTTTTCCTTTGTTTTAGTTTGTTCTTTTTTACTTAAATCTACTTTTATTATCTTAGATGCACCTTGTTCCCCTAAGTTTTTCATTTTTTTAGCAGACTTAATCTTAAACTCACCCTCTTGTGCTACGGGTGTTGTATTTTTTACTTCAAGCTCCGGTTTTTCTGTAATTTTTGGAGTCTTTGTTACTTCGATTTTTTTTATTGTTTTTGTTGACATAATATGATAATATAAAATTAATAATAAATTCTTATGGATTAAATTGTTCTAAACCAAATCCACCTAATGAATCATTTTGTGATTCAAAATCAGTAGGTAATAAATCGTGTTGTCTTTGATTTATCATTTCACTTTGCTGTGTTGCTTGTATTCTTGTTCTTTTATCTTTACGATCTTCAATTTCAGCCTCTCTAGTTGTTTCACGTTGAGCTTGCGCTTGGGCTAACTGTATTTGATAACTAAACTCTTCAGCCATTAATTGTTTTTTAATTAAAGCTTCTTGTTCCATTCTTTCTATTTCAAATTGAGACTTAGCTTGTTCAATTTGTATTTTTGTTTGTGCTACAGCTTGTTCTTTTTGTACTTCTGATAAAGCAGCTTTTTCTGCAGATTGTGCATTAGCATTAGCTTGAGCTTGGATATTTTCTAATTGTCTAGCCTGTGCTGCTGCGGCTGTTTTCTTTTGTTTTAATTTTAGCATTTGATTTGCTAATTTAAGATTAGATATTTCTCTAAGATCTATAGCATCTTCTAATCCAATGTTACCAGCCTGTAAAGCTATTTGTATGCTTTTTTCTAATTGAGCTTTTTCTTCTTCATCTGGTTCCAGTTCTAAAAATATCCCAAACTCGTGCATGTGAAGTTTTTGTACCTCTTCTAGTGTAGCTGTATTAAAATTATTTATACTTTTAACAAGCGCATTTCGAGTAAGAGGGAAATTTAACATATCTGAAACCCTTAAACTTACATTCTCGCAAGTTCTAACGGTCATATACATTAACGATTGTAGAATATGTCTTGTAGCAGTATTTGAATTTGCAGCCGCTAATTTTTGTAAACCAACTAAAGCATCTTTATCTGGAGTGCTACCATCTCTAGCTTCATTAAGTCCAGTTACGTCCCTTATCATTTGTAAATAATATTGATAAGTTTGTATCATTGCTTGTATTTTAGATATACCAGAAGAACTTTGTAGTTCTTGTATTGGCACTTTTCCTCTATTTGCTTCACCATCTTGTGTAAGTGACCTTCCTACAATACTACCTGTTTGGAAATACATGTTTAATGCCTCTGAAGGATTATAATTTGTACCGTTACCTAAATCTACCTCAGCTAAACCATCAACATCTACATATATACCATCTGGCACTATACGAGATAAAACTTGTTGAAGTTTTAAATGTGTTAATTGTATCATGTCTGCAAAACCTACAGTTTTACTAACTATAGATTCAATACGACCTTGATACATTCTAGGTGCAGATAATATATAATTCATATTAACTTTTGTAGTATCAGCATTTGGTCTTGTCATATTTTCAGATAATTTCCAGTCTAACATGGTATCACCTAACCCCAACACTTTAGCTCCGGTATATAAAACCTCTATAGATCTTGCTGCTCTTTCAAATTTATCACTTTTTGGAGGATTAAAAGTGTCTGGTTTTTCTAATATTTTTTCTAAACCTTGCTCTGTTCGTTTTATTTTAAAAACTTGATCATGATATGTTTTATATTCAAAAAATAATATCTGTACTTGATCTTGTTGGTTTTGACCCCACAGGGTATTTGTGTAAGAATTTCTTCCAGGATATTTTTGAATTTTTTCTAATTCCGATGATGTAAGATTTGGAAATTGTCTTTTTACCTCTGATAGAGACAGATTTTTTACTTCACCTACATAATATAAATTTTCAAAATTTGGATCATCTGTATAAGAATAAACAACATTTGCTGGATTTACATACTCAGTAGTTATACCTTCAGATAAATTAAAATTTGTTTTACAAACCCCAATCCCTAAAACAGTTAAGTCATAGGCTATTTGTTTTTTTACTTCATCAAATTTATTATAATGTAAAACATTATTTATAACCTCTTCTTCTGCTATTTCAATAGCCTGCTTATAGTTAAGTTGCATGTATAAATCAAGTTCTTCTGGATCTTCTGGTAATGTTTCAGGATTTGAAGAAGCATAATAATTTCTACCTGTTAATTGAGACAGTCTATCAATACTTTCTTTATTTCTAATATCTCTTAAAGCATTAGTAGCATACTGAGTTCTTGTTTTTATACCAAAAGGATCTGTAGCAAAAGACTTTATTTCATAACCCCTTTCTGTCATTCCGTTAACAACAATATCTACAAATTTAGATAATACAGGAACAGGTTGCCAATCTAAGTTAAGATAAGACAAGTCACCATTTATAGCTAATTCATCTTTATATTTTTGAACTGGTTGTTCACCTCTTGCATATAATCTTAATCTATTAAAATTTTGAAAATTATCAATAAATCTATTTTGACCGCCACTGTTTCTAAACCACTCATGCTCAATAGCTTGAGCTACGGCTAATCCATATTCCCACGAACTTTTCTCTGCCTCAGGTACTACCTGATCTGGAAAACTACTATTATAGTTAATGTTAATCATTTATTTTGATTATTTTTGAATTGACTCCTTCATTGTCATATTTATTAAAACTCAAAGGAAGTTTTGAGATAGTTCTTTTTGCATTAGGAGCATATCTATTTTTATTACAGGCCATTATTGCTAAACCAGAACTAATAGAAGCATCGTGTTTTGTTCTATTATTTATATTAAATCGTGCCCAGTCATCTAATGTTTGCTGAAAATACATATCTCCATATCCTTCAGTTGTAATACCTACAAAGTTTTCAATATAATCTTCTATAGCTGCTGCGTGAGCTTGTTTGATGTCTTCACTACTGTTTGGTATTCCACCTATTTCTCTTTCTGTTACAGAAAGTTTATTGTAAATTTTATCAGGTCTATTTATAGAATATCCCCTGTATCCTCGTCTTTTTAAGTAATAAAGTAATCTTGGTTTGTTATTCTCTGCTAACATTGGCATTCCATAAAATACTAAAGCCATTAAAACATCTTCAAAAAATATTTCAGCAGTTTGTGGTCTTGCTATATATTCTAAAAAAAATGTATTAGGAGGAACATCCTCCATAGAAAATTTAGTTAAACCGTGTAAAGCTCCTTTTGAACCTCTACCATCTACTGTACCGGAAATATCATAACTATCACAACCAAAAGCACCAGTATGATCATTTCCAGGATACTTGATACCGTTTTTAATTAAATATTTATTTTGTAATTGTGCGGGTGGTATCCATGATATTAAAAATCTCCCTTGTTTGTTAGGATAAAAAATAACTCTTGTATCTTTAATACCGTTTTCCCATTGAAAACTACCCTTAGTTAATATGTTTGTATTTTTTAAATCTTCATTGTAATCTATTTGTTCGTAAATCTTAGTTAGATTAAATAAAGATTGTTTAGCTTCATCTCTAAACGCGTGTTTCTCTGTTCGTGGAAACTGACGATAAAATTCATTTAAACTATCTTGATCATATTTTAAACCCTCGACTTCATTTTCCCAATGCGAGATAACTCCAATCTGAATTTTGGATCCATCAACGCTGGTGACGGGTTTTTTTGGAGTGTC